CATACCTGCGATTCTACCAATCTGAGATGGTGAACCTGAAAGGCTTGATAGCTGCGCTCCTGCTAGAACTTGGTTGATAAGCTCCTGCTCACGAATGATATTGCCCTGCACATTGTTGTTAATAATGATGGTGTCGCCACCGTTTGATTGCATGCCATAAGAAGGGAAATCCACGTTGCTTGCCTGGTTAGCAATTGAGCCAGCATAGTCACCATAGCCCGCCACAACGCCAATAGCGGCTAGTTCTGGTGCTAATCCTGCTGGTGTATATGTGGACTTCATTGTGAGGCTATCGAGCTTCTTTTGGAAATCTATGATCCATTGGTCAAGATACGCAAAGGGATTCTTGGCGGTTGGAATAGATAAGAAATACTGGTAGAGCTTGCCCGTTGAATCCTGCGCCATAAGAATGTCTTTTGTAAGTTTGGTAGCAAGGTCAGCGTTGCCGTTAAGGATTGCTGCCTGAGCCTGAAGGCGGGTTCTGTCTTCTTCAGAGATATTGCCCTTGAGCGCAGCAATGATTTGAATCTGCTCTAGGTCGAAGATACTTTGAGCCTTTTTAAGAGCTGCCTGTTGCTTCTGCTGTGCTGTAAGTTCTTTTTGAGCCTTGACCTGTTTGTTCGTAAGCGTCGCTAATTCCTTGGCTCGCTTGGCTGCTGCCGCTTCCGCTGCGCGTTGCTGGGCTGTGCGGGCATAAGTTCCCGCTGGAGACTTAGAGCGATTAGTAGAAGGTTGCTTACCCGCCATAAGTTCATTGACGTCGCCACCTGCAAGAAAGTTTGTGTAACCAACTCGGAACTTTTCAACTAGACCGATGGCTGTACCCAATACGACAATAATATTGCTCGTTGCTTTAGCGATATTGTCGATAGCTTTGGCAGCGTCTGAGGCTTCTGTACCGCCGCCAATACGAGCAAAAGCATCGACCAAGCCTTTACCGATTGTTTCTTTGGCGTTGTCTCCTGCAATGGTAAGAACATCGAGCTTGTAAGCCGTAGTTGATAAATAAGCGTCTGCCGCTCCAGCAGACTTGCCAAGCATAACGCCGAGAATTTCATTGAATGACTTGCTCTTGAGTTCTGCCGCGGTTAAGCCCGTATTGTACTTTTTAAGTCCCTTGGTAATTCCAACATAACCATTAGCCAAGTCCTGAGAAACGGTAGCCAAGTCGATGCCACTTGCGCGACTAATTTGTATAGCGTTATTAAGAAGTTTCTGAGACTGGGTAAGTGATCCAGTAGTTGTCAATAATGCCTGAAACGCAGGACGGAGAACGTCATCGGCAATAGCTGAAGACTTTTCTAGATTGGCTATAAAGTCTGTAACACGGCTCTGAGACATTGAAAGCCCAAGGTTATCTACCGCAGTTGCTAGTCGCTTTGCTGAGGCTTCATCAGCTGCAAAGGCTTTGACCGCTGCCTTGCCATAGGCAACCATGGCAGTAGTACCGAGTGCTAGACCAAGAGACTTGCCTAGAGACTTTACAGTCTTATTGAGCCCCTTGACGGACTTGTCTGCTTTGTTAATACCAGTAGCATCAAGAGTAGTTGCTATCTTAATTGCTAGATCTGTATTAGCCATTAGCCGTTACTCCTTGCTCTGAATGTCTTATTGCCCGAACCCTTTGTAAGAACCACAACTTTGTTATTGGCAGATTCGATGGCTTTGACAACCGCCGCAGTAGTTCTACCTTGATCCTCAGCCCATGCCCTAAACATGAGGCGTCCCTTGGTCTTGCGAGTTCTGCGTCCTGCTGCGCTGGATTGCTGTGAATCAACCAATGGCGGCAGCGCATCGATGAATTGCTTGCCAGCGTAAGGGTTCGCGCTACGGTTAATACCTTTGCCAGACTCCCATGCTGGGACAATTTTGCCATTTCGGTAAGCGATTGTGCGCTTTGCTGGTGGCTGACCTTGTGGGTTCTTGCGTCCTGCTGTCTCGTAAATTGCTCCAGCTGCTGACTTGTTAAAGATTTGAGCAAGGCTTCTAAAGCCTCGTTTGTTAGGTTTTGAAGGAGTAGTGCTGTAACCAATACCACGCTTGATTGCTCCAGCATCGAAAGCTCGATATTCCCACTCGCCTACTTCATTAGCCCAGCCACTTAAAGGTGCAGTCGCTGGAACGAAGCCACGCGCACGATTGACTACCTTGCGCAAGTGTCCTGCGATTTCTTTCTGTGTCTCCTTGGCTAAATCAGGAGCATAACCCTTCAACGCTTTACGAAGTGCGACCGCGTTTTGCAGTTCTACTGGCATCGCTTCGCTCCTTCGCTATGTCCTTGAGGACTTCAATATGTGCCTTAAACGCCATGGTGGGAAGTTCCACGATGGATTGGAAAGGAACTCCATACTCGTAACTCAAGCGAGCTGCGAGATAGGTGAGGGAGTTCCGATCTATCCTAAAGGGTCAGACTCTAAGACCTCAACTGACTTGAGAGTTCCTAGGAAATCTTCCCCAAAAGGTTTGACCACTTCACCCGAGCGTCGAATTGCTTCCCAGCAAAGCCAATACACGTCAGACTGTTTCTGGTCTTCAATGAGTGCTTTGTGAAAGCCCTTCTTGGCGTATTGCTCAAAGGCGTATTCAATCAGCGGAGTAATTTCGTACTCTGTTACTGAGTTGTCTGCCCTTGTTACCTTGAGTTTTGCCATTTGTTAGCCCCTTATTTATTTATCAGGAAGTTGTTACTGCGACTGTACCAGATACGTTCCAAGTTACTGACTGAGTTGAAAGGTCTCCAACTGCGCCATTGATGTCTGTAAGGTTATTTACCAAGCAGGTCATTGTGTAAAGTGGGTTTGTTGCTGATGTTGCAGCAGATGTTTGCTTAAGTGTTACGGTCACATTTGTGCCGTAAGCTGCTTGAAGTGTCTGCAATGTCTTTGAAGTTGCTGAGTCATTAAAGAAGTCGATTGTGACTGATGAAGCCTCAAGACCTTTAACGAACTTATGCCCTGAGTCACCCATTGCTGTAACTTCGAGTTCATCGAAACTACGGTTGAGTGTTACCGATGAGACCAAAGAGCTGAGATCAACGCTATTGACCGTGACCTGAACTCCGTTGCTTAGATATACTGCCACGATTTATTCCTCGTCTTTCTTAGTAGTTGGCTTTGCTGTTGGAGCTACCTGACCGATTTTAATCAGGAACTCTTTGTTTTCTTTTTCCCATTGCGCTAAATCGGTCATGATTTAACTCCATTCCGTTAGGGTACTGATTGCAATGTCGCAAGTCAGTAAATCTCCAGAAGCGATTGACAACACGCTAGGCGCGCTGATGCTTCCTACGTTAAATACAATGCTGGAGGCTTCTAGAAGCGAGAAGACGCGAACTATGTCGGTCTCGATGCCAGCAAGGTTGCCCTCATTGTCAAGCAATGGGACAAGGATAGAAATCTTAAAATTAGCCAACGGAGCGACTGAGGTGTAGTCGTTATTAGTTGGCGTGATATATGGATCAGCAGGAGTGACGATGACGCTGTTAGCGATGGGCGTTGCTGGCGGGAAGCTGAATACTGAGTAGTAGTTATTATCAGTAAGAGCAGACGCAATGCTTGAGCGAAGTGTGGTTATGGCTGTCATTAGCCCACCATAGAACGAGGGTCAAGATATGGAGCAAGCAAGCCACGAACACGAGCAAGAAGAGTGTTGCCCATGCGGTAAGGGCTTGGGGTATATCCGTCAATAGATACGCCGCCGCTTGATGGAGCCTGACGGCTTTGCCAGATGTCGATTGAAATCATAAGAGCGGCTTCTTGAATAGAAGGCACGGTTGAAGGATCTAAATAAGATTCCGCTGCGACTGACCCAAAAGGATTAACTGGGTGATAAGGAGCGGCTGTGTTGTTGTTGCCAGTGATGGCGTAAGTAATTGAATACTCGCCTACCTCTGTAATTGTCTTTGAACCGTTGTGCTTTGAGCCGTTGCCTGTAATGGTGACGGTCTGACCAACGTAAAATGTATATTGCACGTTCTCATCAAAGTAAAGAGTGCCTGTGCTAGTTGTGTTGCTATGCCCTACGTTAAATGAAGTGTTATTCCAAATGAAAGGAAGAAGAACGTTGTCAGCTGCGTCACATACTTCTTGCAGGGTCGCGTCAGCATAGAGAGTGCCTACGCCGAGGGCTGTGCGAAGTTCTGCAACTGTTGTGAGTGACATGGTTTCCTTTCTAAGACCGAGCAGGGGCGGAAGGGCTCCGCCGCCCCTGTCGGCGTACTAGAGGTTCGCTATTAAGCGAGGTTGTAACGACGAACGCCAGCGCCACCCTTGAGGACAGCGATTGCGAGGTAGCCGTAAAGTGCGATTTCAATTTCGCCTGTTGTAAGAACGTTAAGGCGAAGCTGAGTTGTTGGTGACTCATAGACATAGACTGACTCTGGAGCAACCAAGAATGCTGATTCATCAACAATGCCTGAAACGGTGATGTTGTGATCAACAATGAGCGAAGTGCCAAGGACGTTTCCAACGATAGATGTTGGGACTGTTGCGCCTGAAGCGTTCTGTGTCTGACCCTGAGCTGAGTAGAGTGGACGTGAAGCGCCATCGACGTAGCCGTTGATTGCAGCCCACTGGTCTGTTGATGCAACGAGCTTGTTAGCAAAGTTGCCGCCTGTGTTCTTATACGCTGCCGCTGATTCGACAGAGATAAATGACTGGAGACCTGCTGCTGTTGCAGCTGTTCCTGTTGCAGCTGTTCCTGAAGCTGTAAACGCTGCGATAAGTGCTGCGTCTGTGGACTTCTCGTATGCCTTGCGGAGTTCTGTCATGAGAAGATCCATGAACGCAGGTGAAGAACGGTCAATGAGTTCCCATGAGACAACGTTACGACCAGCGAACTTGTTTACGTTTACTGTGTCATATGTTGAAGTCATGCCTGTTGTTGAGATTGTCTGAGCTTCATCAGCATCTGCAACTGTTGGAGCAGTTCCGAGCTTAGGAATTGTGAATGACATGCCTGACGCTGGAAGTGCCTGACGTGTTACCGCTTCAAACGCAGGGCGACCTGTGAATGTTGTTGTAACGAATTCGTTCATGTGCTGTGGGAGTGTAAGTCCTGTGTTTGTTGAAGTTGTGTCATCAGCTGCGAGAACTGTGCGACGAGCATTGTCGTCACCCATCGCTGCCTTAATTGATGCTTCGAGGTACTGTGCTGATGTGATTGGCGCTGTGCGCTCTTTCACTTGGAGATTCGCTACAACTGTTGGGCGAGCCGCTTCGACTGCTGCTGCTTCAACTGCTGGAGCTTCTACCGATGTAGTGGTTTCTTCCACGACTGGCTCGCTTTCTGGTTGGGTTGTTTCTTCGACGAGAGGCTGTTCCTCTGCGCGAATTTCTGTGACCGCTGCTGATTTAAATGCGGCTTCTGTGACAAGGCTAACTTCCTTGAGCTTTGCTGCTGTAACGACAATGTGCCCATCGCGTGAAGGTTGTGAAGCGATGATTTCTGCTCCAACTGAAAGCCCTGAAACAAGTCCTTCTTGAGCTTGAATCAAAGCATCATTGCCGCCAGTTGAACGGCTTAGACGAAATGTCGCATAAATGCCATCATTAGGACGAACTTCGGCGCTAATCATTTTTCCGACTGGCTTCTTCATGTCATGCTGCGACAAGAGACGAATCTTAGAGATGTCTGTAACGTCGATTGAGTTAGCAGCGAATACAACGCCGCCCATATTTGTTGAACCGACCTCGCCTGTTCCCATTGGCACAATCTTGCCTGAGATTTCACGACGTTCTTCGCTGCACTCGATTGAGGCTGCTTCGATAATGAGTTCTTTCATTAACTGATTCCTTCGCTTCCGTTTGGAGTTAAGTCTGTCATTGCCATTGCTTGCTCGACTGTAATCAAGTTGAGAGATAAGAGCTTCTCAAGTACCTGAATCTCGACAAGTGGGTCTTGCTTTAAGAATGTGTCGCCTACGCAGAACTTGACCTCATGGCCGGCTGTTGAAATATCGTCCATGCTAAGGCGTGACTGAATTGCCTGAACGTATGGCTCAATAGATAACGCGTAGAACTGTTTACGCTCATCTTGGACATTGGCGTAGGTCATGGTTGTGTTCTGGTCAGCTGAAAGGTAATACGCTGGGACGTTCATAGCGCGAGCAACCTGAGTGCTAAGGTTCTGGACTGCCTCGTTATACATCATGTCTTTAGGGCTGAAAGCAACTGGAGAATAGTCAAGAGTAGAAGTTAAATATGCTGTTGAGTTATTCTGACGAGCGCGCTTCCATGCAGCGATGAGACCTTGAACCTCAGAAGGTGGCAGGTCTGCTCCTGAGTTCTTTAAGAATCCTGCTGGTTGTGGATTTGCAGAATTGACTGCCGCTGCACGATCTACGTCAATAGCAGCTTGAATTGTGCGACCTGAGCGGTCTAGCACTCCCTCATCAAATCCTTGAATAGTGACAATGTCGTTCATGTCCACAGGGGAAGCATCGACATAGTATTGAGTTACATGAATACCATAAAGGTCAGTAGTGAAAGTAACGCGAGTGTTAGCCACCCACTCAAAAGAAGCTGGTCTGCCGTCCTCAGCGTACCGCTCGGTAACTAGAAGATAACTGACTCCGTAAAATAGCAAAGAGTCCACGATCCAGCTGAGAGTGATGAAACTTGGCTGATTCTTTGACAACTGCTTAATCCAACGAGGTGGAGCAATTACTTCGCCTGTTGATGTTTTGTAATACTCAAGCGGAATAGATGCCACGGTTCCGCAGATAAGGTTACGGGCGCGAGCCACAGAAGGGACGCTCATTGCGTCATGGCGTGANNCCCATGACTTGCGGCGCATATTGCGCTTCGATTACTTGCGGCTTACGCGAGAAGAGACCCATAGGGTGCAATTATACACTACATATAGTGTTATTCGCTGTAAATAGCCGCTACCTGTTGTGGTTTCACAAGTTGATGCACAACCATCGCGGTAGAGATAGCACCCGATACGTCTCCTGCTGACTTGCGTTTAACAATGCGCCAAGAAGAGTCGTTTGTCTTAGCTGCGCAGTTATTCATCTGTTGAATCCAGTTCTCTTGACCAGCATGAACTAGGCGATGGTTTACAAGGCTGTCAAGCAAGTCACCGCAAGCCTGATAGAAGGCAGCACCAGAAATGTCCATCGTCATGCACCCTGCATTGGTTAATCGGTCTGCGATTGACTGCGCCGTATATTTGTCAAAGCAGATTTGGCGTGGGCGATACTGGTCAGCCCAGCCTTTGATGTCAGCAGCGATCTTAAGGTCATCAACCGATACCTGCGACTCCCATGTCTGGAGAATTCCCACACCGATTCTGCCGTCAGGCAATATCTGACCAGCAACGAGGCTCGCATTGCGGCGAGAAGGAGACACGTCGAAAGCAAAGACTGTATAACCGCCGACTGGAATCGTGAGCGAGGAATCGGACGTTTCCTCAAGGACTCCGTGCGGCCAAGGAGAACTGAGAGAATCAATCCATTGACATAGCAACTCAGTTCGAGTGTTTTCAATAGGGCTAGTAGCAACAGCTTCTTCAAGTGTGTCCTCCGTAATGGTAAAGCCCAGCGCAGGGTTAGCCTGCGCCCAGCCGTGTCGGTCTGTGATTTTGCAGTATTGGGGAGCCGAATACTCATAAAAGCCGAAGCTCTTAGGAGGATTTTCCAGGGCTCTTTCACGCATGCCATTGAGAACTACTGAGAAAGCGTCTCCTGCATTAGAGGTAAGAAGCGTCTGAGAATTTGGACGCGCTCTAGTCGTTGGAATTGCTGCTCTGTAGCCTTCCTCATTGATTTCTCTGAGTTCGTCGATGAATAGGAAGTCCGCAGTTCTTCCGCGAGAGCCGTCTCTAGTAGCTGCAACAACGTCCAGCCTTCGCCCGTCCAGCATTTCAATAGATTCAGTTCCATTTGCGTAGCGGATTTGTTTAACGAATCCCTTGAGGTGGTCATTGGTCTCCAATACCTGTGCAACTTGTCGGAAGGTGTCTAAAGCCATGGATCTATTCGAGGACATGATGAGAACGTTCTTTGAGTCCCATTTAAGCAAGTGAGCAAGGATAAGCATGCG